AAACGCCGCCACGCGGCGCGGTGTATCCTTTAGCCCTTCTCTATCTGGATTCTCACCTAACGCCACTAAGAACTGCCGTACTAGGCGCTCTAACGTATCCCTGTTACCTTGTGTTGCTGTAACATCATCCGCCAACCCACGTGCTCCTTGACAAGCTGCAGGCAGGTCTCGATTGCCTCTGGCCGGTTATCCACCGGCTGGAGGATAACCGGCTTGTCCATAACGACATAGCGGGCGAGAAATTCGAGGATAAATAGCTCCTCCTCCTTCCTCTCGCCCGCTATCACGAACTTAAGCTCATCTGCCTGCTGAACTGTTCTGATACTGCACTCCAAACGCTTAGGCGAAACGCTGTAGTATATCGGATATGCCAGGGGCGGCAACGTGCCGTTGGTCTGCACCTGAACCTCATGGCCGGACTCCAACAGCATCTCCACCAACGGCCTCAACACCCTGGCCTGCAATAGGGGCTCCCCGCCGGTGATACAAACCCATCTGGCATAAGGCAAGGCGGCCAAACGAATATAGGCCGCCTCAGGCTTCATCTCTTCACCACCACTGCGGGCATACTTGGTATCACACCATTTCCAACAACGAAACTGCTCATCCGCGTTGCAGCCCGCCAGGCGCAGGAAACGCATAGGCAGGCCGGTAAGTAGGCCTTCACCTTGTACTGACCAGAATATCTCAGATACTATAAGCCGCTCCTGCATTCGGCGTCTCCCATACTACCACAGACTTGACCTTGGGGCCGTCCAGAATCTTGCTGAACTGCTCAAAGAAGTGACGGGCCAAATTCTCTGCTGTAGGGACGAAGGGAAAGACCTCGTTAAGGTACTCATGGTCGGGCAGGACGGCCCTTATCTTCTCCTTTACCTCGCCGAAGTCAACTAACATCCCATCCTTAAGCTGCGAGCCCTCAAGGATGACCTCGACGAGATAGCTGTGTCCATGTACCCTACCGCAGCGGGGATGCCCCGGCAACCTATGGGCTGCCTCAAATCGGAACTTCAGTCTTAGCTCGTACATCCTAGCCGAACACGAACATGTCCAGCAGGAACAAAGCGCCGCCCACCACCATCAGGATAACGCCGGTCACCGGATCCTGCTCATAAATCTTCATACCTTCTCCGATAAGCAGCACAGCGATAGTCTTGAGGATGGAGGACGGCACGGCCTTCACTGCAAAAGCCAAGCTCAACTTCTTCTTCATCTTGCACCTCCTTTGGCCCACTTACCGGCCCATCCCTATCTTAACCACTTCTTGCCTTTTTGTCAAGCCTATCTCTCCACCTCCCTTTCCCTCTCCACCGACGGCGCAAGGTCGGGGAACATGTCAAAGAAAAGATGGAGAAGGTCTGCCAACGCCCAACCGGAAAGAAAGAAACCGATGAACCGGGCGTGCTGCACCAAGAACCGAAGCCAGGCTAGAATCGCCTTCAAGCTCCACACCAAGTCCAATCCGCCCTCATAGGCCCAACCATAACTAACGGTCAACCAGCGGGCCAACTGCCCCAGGCCGCCCAGGGCCAAGATGGCAAGTACCGACATTACCAGCAAATACCCTGCCCTAAATAGCGTGCCGACTATAGGCGTGTGCGACAGACCACGATGCTTGGCTATCAGGGCGAAGGGATACCAGAAAAGGACGAAGAGGACACCCAGGGGCGGCACACGACGTAACAGCCTTTCCTCAACCGCCGTCACCTCCTCCATGTCCAAATCCGGATCGAGAAACAACCCACCACAGACATAACCCAGGTCAAAAGGGCCACCATCCTTGCCCAACAACAATAGGGCTGTCGGCAAGACGAAGGGAAACGAGATCAGGAGCGCCCTCTCATGCTGCTTGCCGCTCGCCATTTCCGCACCCTGTCAAATAGGATTTCCGCCACCAACCAGGGCTTGCCCACATCCTGAAACTCTATCCTACCGGGCCGCCCTGCCGTCCTCACAATGATAGTGCCGAAATCAAAAATGCAGGCCGCCCAACCTTCTTTAACATATACCACGTCCTGCACCTGGCCCAGGCCGGCCACCACCTGGTGCTGATAAGCCCTGCCCAGCCGCCGCTCCAAATGGCCCACCGAACGGTGGGAGATAAAGAAGATGTCGTTCCGCCAGTCCAGCCAGCGATATATCAGAAAGAAGGCCCATCCGAAAAGAAGCCCACACCAGGCCAGCCATATCCGCAGGCTGCGACAGCCGAAATACCAGAGACCGTAGCCTAACGGAAGGATTAACACCAACACCGTCTCCAGTTTCAGCGTTAGTAGAAAGGCCACCGGATGACGGCGAAAGATGAACGTGGGGCTCTCCTCCACCCGCCGCCGCAACCTGACCGGGATATAAGCTCTACTCTGCTCCAAGCCAACCATCTGTCCTTGGTCTATCCTTATATCTCACCTATTCTCTTTTCGGAGCAAAGCTTTACTCCAAAATCTCAATATCACTTCCGATACTTCGAATGGACTTCTCCTCCAAATACGTAGCTGCGGCTGACGGCGCTGATGTCTTTCTCACAACGGAGAAGGCAACGGCTACCAGGATCAAGGTGAACACTGCACCGGCACAGAAACCGATAAGAAGATACAACTCACATCCGCCCATCACTTGCCTCCAACATCTTCTCCACACGGTCGGCCACAACCTCCCGCTTCTTCCTTCCGCCGGGATAAGGGCCTACCAAACCCAGCTCCTCCAATAGGGCCATCATCCTGCTGGCCCTAGAAACACCCCAAGAAAACCGATTCTGAAGATCGTTCTGTGATACGCCCGTCTCCCTTCTTTCGAGAAGGAAACGGAGGACGGGCAGGGGAACCTCCGGCGATGCTGGCCTTTCCCAACCTACCTGGCTCAGCTCCCCGCTGATGTCCCATAACCGAGAGGCAACAACCAGATAACGCTGTATTTCTTCGCTCGAAACCCAGGGGCCTTGAAAGTGAACAAAGGTCAAACCGCTGTACAGGAAATCCCCACGACCCAATAGCAGGTGGGCGCGGCTGCCCTTTCTGCCCGTCGCTACCCTAGCGTTCTCCGGCGACTTAACCTGCCCCACTATCCTGGCTGATAGGTTGCTCTTCGCCAGGCTACCCAACAGGGCGGATAGGGGATTCTGCGTGGCCACGATAAGGTGAACCCCGGCCTCCCTGCCCCTCCTAGCCAGCCTGGTCAACCTATCTGCCGCACCGGGGACGAGGGAGATAACGTCGGCCAGCTCGTCTACTATGAGGAAAAGGTGCGGCCTTCTCACCCCGACCCGGTTTCTCCTATCCATTTCTTGAACCGCCCAGGCCAGGGCCTTGCCTATGCTGCCCTCATCCGATAGCACAGGGGCCAGAAGGTTTCTCGCCCCGTCCAGCTCCTTAAACCGCCCTACCGCCGGGGCCAGCAGCAGCACGCCCACATCCCGCTTGGCTAATAGCTGCAAGGCCAAGGTCAACAGCAGGGTCGTCTTCCCACTGCCGGTCGTCCCGGCGATGGACAGGTGGGGCGTGACAGGGGATGAAAAATCCAGGGCCACAATGCTGCCCGATAGGGCGACACCCACCACACAGCGCAGGTCGTCCGATGACAGGTGGGGCGCCAGGTCGGAAAAGGTTAGCTGCCTCATGCCAGGCCGGGCAACGTCGAGCACCACGTACCTACCCACCCGGCTAACATAAATCACCCGTACCCCGGCCCACACGGCCAAATCATCTGCCAGCCGCTCGATCTTAGATAGCGGCCCCGGCGTCCTCAGGTGGAAACGCAAATACTGGTAGCTCCTCCGGCAGCTCACGAACCGATGGGGTATGTTAGCCATTGCCAGGCGCTGGCTGAGCTTGGCTGCCAGTGCCGCTATCTCTGCCCTCCCGACGTTTCCTCCGCCTTCGCTCATTCCTCGCTATCCTCCGGCATTCGTCTGAACAGTACTTCTGGTAAGCGTAGGGAAAAATGTAAACCCTATGACATATAGGGCAAACCTTGGGCTCACCCAGGATCACCGTCCCAGGTGGCAGGCTATGAACAGCATAAACCCTGGGCGGGAGAACCTTTAGGTGGGACAGGCCGTGGCGAAGCTTAAAGAAGGTGTCCCAAAAGCACCTGCGCTTGGGAACCCAACCTTTGTTCAATATCTTCCAAACGAGCCTGGAGCTACAACTGCACTCCTCGCTGTGCAACAGCTTCGCTATCTCCCGATAGGTGAAACCGTCCTTGCGAAGCTGGCTAAGCCAGGCCCTCAGCTCCTCCAGCCAGGTCTCCTCCGGCTCCACAAGCTCTTTCCTGAACTCGCCCACGAAAATCGCCTCCTAAAGCCCCAAAACTAGGGAAGCCGATAAGAATACTGAGCTGTACGAACTGGGCCGCTAGAATGCGGTTACCTCATGTTACCCAAGCCCATTTTAGCACCTCCTGGCGAACCCGCTAAAATGCCCAGCTACATAGCCGCACCAGGAAGCCCAACCCCACGATCACCAGGGCGGCAATCAATACCCCGGCCACTAGCAGCGTGATCACGTGGGCGATCTGCTGCGGCAACTGGCTGCTGTAGCCCTCCAGTATCTCCTCCGCCAGCCTGCGCTCCTTATCGCTCAGATGGCCGTACTTCTCATCTAGAAACTTCTGCACGCTCTTTCTCATCTTGCACCTCCCAGGCATATAGTCCAACCACCACGGCGTCGGCCTGGTGGTCGTCCTCCACCCACACCCCGGTCAGGGCGAAGACGGAGGCCAGGATATCCGCCTTCACACCACGCTTGGCCTTTGCTTCCGCCAGCTCCCTCACCTCCGGCGGCACTACCAACCCCGACAGCACCACCCGCCGCGCCGCGTTCGGCTCCACCTGTAACAACGGCACCTCGCCGCTGGCTAGCCATAGCACCGCCTTGGCATAGCCCAGGCTTAACATGCTGGCCGTGTTCACCGGATGCCGCTGCCGGAAACGGCTTCTGGCCTTCGATAACAACCACTGCTCCGCCGTCTCATAGGCTACCAGGTCGGGGCGATAACTTTCCACCAGGCGCTTGATCTCTTCAAACAAATGCCGCGCCCTCTCCCGCTGTAGCTCTTCCGTCACCCTTCTCTTCTTCTGTCGAATGGTGCCAACGTCTAATACCCTGGCCTTCCCATCTTCACCGCCCACCAGCGCCCAACCGGTCGGGCCGGCAAAGGCTAGATCAAGGCCTAAAACTAGCAACTACGTCCTCCTGAAAACGCTGCCGGAAGTTTAACCTCTCCTTTATCGCTTGACGAAACTGCTCCGGACAGTCCTCCGTAAATATTAGTCTAGCTACTGCTTTTCCGCAAGCGGAAACGATTAGACCGATACCATCGTTCTCTTCTACCAATGCCGAGGTCTGAAAACGCACCGCTACTTCCTCTTCTCTGTGCTCTCTCAGATGTTCTAATAATTCGTAGTAACTGGGCTGGGAGGCCAGATAGTCCACCAAACCGGCGACGTCCGGCCCCTCTTCCTCATTCCCAGGTTCCAGGCTACGTCTCAGGCTCCCCAGGGCTGCCAGCAGCTTGCTCCTGCCCAAGGTTGCCAAGAACTCCCACGGCAACCCCAGCCTAATTCTATATACCTCCCATACCCTAGCACGCTGGTTGGCGCGCCGGGGCTCCATTTCCAGGATGTCCAGGCAGAAATCGTTCCAACCCCAATCCGGGTCGGGCGCGAATAGCTGCCAAAGGGCACGTCCATCCGGCAGGGTCGTATTCTGCAATAGCCAGATGCTTTCGCAATCTCGGAGAAAGGCTGCCGTCTCATCCGCGCAGCTTCTCTTATGCCGCTCAACCAGAAGGATAGCCTTCAGCTCCGGCTCCGCCGTGCTCAACGCCAGCTCCAGCTCCCGGTCGTCAAGCTCCGATACGTCCTTCGGCCTTGCCAGGTCAAATCTCGATGTCGTCTGCCTCATCTTCAACCTCCAACATATCGTCTGAAACGAAACGTAGCCTCAGGCTGTCGAAACTACAGGCAAATCCTGCCGTTATCGGCTTCTCAAGGTAAATCTCCGCCTCCGGGCTGGCGAGGTCCGTGTCCATCAGCTCAGGCCGGTGCATGAAGATCACGTAGTTGCTCTTCTCCGCTATCTCGCCAGAACCTCTTAAATGGTGCAGGTGTGGCTTCTTATCGCCTGTCTGGAAAACGCCCCGGCTGATCTGGCAACCCAACAACAGGGGCACAGCTAGCTGCTCCGCCGCCGTCTTCAATCTCTCCACCACCATGCCCAACAACGCGGCCTGATTGAACCCGTTACGTCTGGGCAATGGTATCTTCTGAAGATAGTCCACCACAGCTAAATCACATTTACCCGCCGCCACCAACACCTTAAGCTTAGCCACTATCTGCTCCACCACCCATCCGGGACAGTGGATAAAATGCTCACCCCCCTTCCAGCCCTTTATCTCCTCCTCCGCCTCCAACGCCCTATCCATCTCCTCGCCCATCTCGAAACGATAGTAGTGAACACCCGTGTTTCTCATCAGGCGACGCAAGATCATCTGGATAGGCGATAGCTCAAGGTGAAAGAAGCACACCTGAAATCCACGCCTGGCGTTGAACTCCGCTATCTGTTCCAGGAAGCTCGTCTTGCCCACCGCCGTGACGCCGGCCACCGTGTATAGGTTGCCGCGACGAAGACAACCTAAAAGGACATTAAGCTCGCCCCACGGCGTTAGGATCAACCGATTCTCTTTTCTCAGCTTCTCCATTTCCTCTAGGTAGGAAAATAGCAGGTCGCTGGTCTCGCCGTGAAACAGCACATCCTCCTCCACCCTTCCGCTTAACCTCGCCACCAACTGCTGCGCCTGGGCCAGTAGGTGCTCTGGCCTCCTCGGCTCGCTCGATAGCTTGGCGATCTCCGCCCCTGCCTCCAATAACTTTCTTCTTACCGCCAGGTCTTTGAGCTGGCGGACATAGCCCGGCGCGTGGGCGGAAAGGGGAACTGAGTCCAACAGCCGGATAAGATAGGCCTCACCGCCAACGGTCGCCAGCTTTCCCATCCGGCGCAGCTTCTCCGCAACCGTCACCACGTCCAGGGCCGTGCCCTCCCGCCTTAACGAGGCCATAGCCTTGAAGATGATCTTGTGCTCCAATCTGGCAAATAACTCAGGATATACGTCCAGCTCCTCCAGTAGCTCGCCGTCCAGCAACAGGGCGCCGAGAAGGGCACGCTCCAATGTGGGATTTATGAAGCTGTCGTCCATCGCTCCTCCTCCATCTCCGTTGCCTTCTGCGGCCAATGCTTGACCACGTAGGTTGTTATACCTCGGATTGCCGCGAGGGCCAGCGTGGAAAGAAGGCCCAGGCGACAACCTCCGGCGACGCGAGTTCTGAGCTGATCGCTGTCCTCATCCTCAGGGCAAAGGACGGCGACAGCGATAAGGTACTCCTCGCCCTCCAACCTCATCTTCTCCTTGCCGTCAACCATCACCACTAGCTGGCTCATCGCTCCACCTCCATATATCGGGAAAGGCGCGCATAGGCCTCCCTCCTGCCCTCCTCCCTTTCCCTCCTCTCCTGCTCCTCCCGCTCCAGCTCCTCCAACAGGCTGGGCAGGGCGTGCCATACAGCCGCCAGGCCGTGTGGCATCATGCGGTTCGTCGCCGGGCAGATGAAGAATAGCTCCACTATTCGCTTAGCCCGCTCCACCCCACCCACCTCCTCTATCAACTTCTTCGCCATCCTCATCTCCCGCTTGAACCTTCTACTGCCAGGCACCAGCCTCAATCTCCTGTGCTGATACTCGTCCAGGCAGCGAAGGAACTCGCCCAGCACCTGCTCCGGCCCGCTAGCGCCCACCACCAGCGCGCCCACCTTGTTTTGCACAGGATTCGCAGAACTTAAAGAATTAAAGGCCTGCCTCTCCGCCTCCTCTATCCTCTTAGCCACCAGGCCCATTATCCGCCTGGCTGCCCCCTGTTCCCACTGCCAGGGGGTCAGCACTGCGGCCAGGGACGAATACAGCCAGCGCAGTACATCCGCCTGTGCTGGCGGCGGCAGGCGCAGGATGCTATCAGGTAAGGGGAAGGCTAACTGCAGCTTCTCCAACCCAAACCGCTCTGCACAGACCGCTGCCGCCTCCTCCATGAAGCTCCTTCCGTCCACGCCGACGGCCACCACCATCCTTTCCCCTTCCTTCAACCTGACCGCAAATCCGACGGCCTCCAAGGCCCGGAAAGATTTGGACAGCCTCGTCTGGCTGATGCCAAATTGCTCAACCACGCCCCGCTGCACCAACTGGCATACCGATAGGCCCTCTCTCCTCCACGCCTCCAACCGCTCATCCTCCTGTACCTCCGCCTGCCACTGCAGCCATAACCCGAGGGGCAATAACCGCTCAGCGCTCACCACCCTCAACAGCTTTGTCGTGATCACCTCATCTGGCACCTTCATCTTGCCCACCTCCTTTAACTCCAAACTTGGGACGAAAACCTCAACTTGACATCTTTTGCAATTTGTGCTAGAATAGCAATGGGTTGGCCGGTGTTAAGGGGTAAATTTCTATGCCCTTACCACCAGGGCCCATATCCCAACGCCATACTTCTCTTCTTCAAAGAGATAGGCCGCCTGTTGCCCCGCTTGTATCGCACGGGCTAAACTACCGGCCTTGTGGTAGTAGAGGCGCGAATAACCCTCGCCGGGCGAAAGAGCTAGCGCCCTATCTACCTTCCGGGCCATGCCATAGCTCGCCCGATCAAACGGGGCAACATATCTATTTGGCAGTTGAAACCAAACACCGTCTGCGGCCATCTTGTATGGCGATGGGATGTGAAAGGCCAATATGTCGTCGGTCGTGGGCCAGGGACAACGGGCATAGTTCTGTCTTACCTCCACCCCGGCCAACCTCTCCCATTGCCTCAATGTCTGCCGCGTTCTACCCCATAGCTCCTCCAACCTCTGTCTGCTAATCACCACCCCCTTTTCGCCCTTTTGCGCCAGCCAGGCGGCGTAAAGGGCCGCCCTGAAACGACGTAAGGGAAAGAGGCAATCACTGTCCACCCACACGGGCTTGCCAACACGGCAACCTAACGTCTCCGCTACCTTGCCTAACCCCACCAGAAAGACGCGGCGACGCCCTATCCGAAAGAAGGGCGAAGATAACGCCTTCCTCACCCGCCAGGCTGGGATGCCGAAACGGTCAGCCACCGCTGCAAGCTCATCCCGCTTGACCCAGCCTTTGCCCTCCTTATCCTGGGCACGCAGGATAAGCCAGAGGCGGTAGCTGTCCTCTAACCCTCTCTTGACTACTATCCTACCTAGCTCACCGTGAACCTTCAGCTTCATCGGTTTCTAAGCTGCACTATACTGCTTGGAGGAAACCCTTCCTGCCACCTTCGCTTGACAAATCGTGGCTTCTCTGCTACACTGTTAGTTGCGATTAGGCCTGCCCTTTCTCTAATCGCAGCCCACCTCGCCCGCCTGGGTGTTAGCCCAGGCGGGAAATCTTTTTTTTGTCAAAAACTGGCCGACAGGGCCGCAAGGCGGGCAGGGCGGCGGATAAGATTCTTCGTGGCTTGCCCTGTCGGCCAGTGCTCACGGTGCCACCCTCCTCTAGCCCTGCCCACCTTGGCTAGCTACATCTGGACTCTCCTCAACATCCGTCAGTGTTAAGAGAAAGAGATAGCTATCTTCGCCCTTTACTGGGCCATAGACTTCAACCGATACCTCGGTACCCAGCTCCTCCACAGGCCGGTCGGCTATGACCGACTGCACTTCGTCACCAACTACCAGCACCGCTAGGTGGCAAACCTTACCCAACGCTACCGCTCCAATATGCTAATCGGCCACAGGCCCAACAACCAGCCTACGACCAGGATCAAAAGACCAAAACCCAGGACGGCGACTAAACAGCCAACCTCTCGCTCAAACCTGCCGCTGCCCAAAGGATACCGTCTTACCGATAGACCAAAGAACAGCGAGGCCAGCGCCAGAAAGATCAAGATACTGGCATCCGACAGATGACGGAACTGCCTTATCACCCACAGGCAGGCCAACGCCAAGGCTATCAGGGCAATCTCGTTCCATAAGCTAACCCGCTTCCGCCGCCTCTTCATCCGCCACCTCCACGTACTGTGCCGACACGCTCTGCAATCTGGGCGTGCCCTCCGGCGGACTATCTAACACCACCTGCACCACAGGCCGGAGGCTATAGGGCGAATAGCATACCTGCCAGACGGTGCCGGGATAGCGTCCGTCCGTAAAGGCGGTCACAACCACCCTATCACCTGGACGCAACCGCCAAATCTCACGCTCCTCCATCCCCCTCCTCCTGATCCTCCAAAGGATCAAACCCAGGCCTGGGATAGAACAATCTGCACCGTTTGCTGTCTTTCATCATCTTTGCAGGTACCTCACCCACACAGTATCCGAAATGCTTATCGCCTTCAACCCTCACGAAGTAGATACAGTTGCCGCAGCACTCACTCTCCACCGTAACCTCCTAGGAGAAGAAGAACCTTCTATCGTATTCCGCTATCTTCAAGGCGAAACGGCGAAACCAGCCGTGACGACGGATCGAATACGGCAGGCTACAAAGGCGGTTGAACAACCAGCGAAACGGCAAGCTCAATATACGTCGCGGGCGTCGCAGATAGAACTGAATCCGCTCGGCTCGCGACAGCTCGATGGCACTGCCGAGGTTGCCAAACACCCATGCCAACGCCCGCACCTGTTGGCTAGTACCGTGACGCGCTAGAAGGCTATCCACCCTTCTTGCTTCCTCAAAGTCCGGCCTGTGTACCTTCATCTGCCCACCTCCTAATATAAGCTCACCCCGTAGTGCTCATAAGGCTGCCCCTCGTTAGCCTCCTCCGGGACATCCCTATCCTTGGGCGGTATCCAGGGCAAGCCCAATGCCCGGAAAATCTCCCGCTCCGAGCGCCAGGCGACACGCTGCCCCGTACCCATCCTTACCAGGCCCACGCCGTTGACCTTGAGGCGAAACCCCCTCCTCATGGCCAACTGTGCCAGCCAACGATTGTGCTCCTGCTGCCAGTTCTGATAAGAAAGGTTGTCAGCTACTGACGGCTCAAACCGTCAGCTTGCCTCCCGAAGAGGCTTCAGGGGTGGCTGACGGCACCCCACCGTCCCGAAGGACGGCATAGCGGTTGCGGATATTGCGTGCAGCGTTGAGGTCGGCATGAAGTTCGAGACCGCACCAAGGACAGGAAAACCGATGACGAGAACGCACCCCCTTAAGGCCACATCTGGAGCATATTTGGCTGGTGTCTCTGGGGTCAATCAGAGCAACTTGACCTTTGCCTTCGACCTTGTATCTAGCGAAGGTAAGCAACATTCCTCTCGGCCAGGTATGGAATCTCCGGTTCCAAAATCGGGGCCCCTTCCTCCCTTGCTTAAAGTTCAGGTCCTCAAAGACAAGGACGCAGTTCTGCGGAGCCCATTCGACCAGCTTCTTGGAAGCCATGTGACAGAAGTCCTTGGTGCGGCGAGCTTGCTTGCCCTGAAGCCGTTTGAGGGCCCGAGCGACGCTCTTTGTACTTTTGCCCTCTGCCTTACGGGCCGCAAGCTTCTTTTGAAGCCGCTTGATGGTCTTTCGGGTTCGCTTATTGGCGATCCGCCTTTCGAGGCCAGAGATGAAAAGCTCTCTCTCCTCAGGGTCAACCGCCACAAGAGCGTTAGTCTCATTAAGGTCAACTCCGACGGGAAGGATACCAGGTGCATCTGGAATTTCAATGGTCAAAGCAACGTAGCCGATAAGCTTCCCATTCTTAACCTTCACTGTGATGCTGTCTATTTCCGTGGCTCTGGCCAGCATCGGCTTGAAGTAGTCGGGGACGGTGTAGTGAAGACGCTTTCTGCCGGCTACCGTCCAGATAGAAAGTGTGCCGTCCTTTCGGAAGTCAGCGTCCCTTCCGCGCTTCCCAACGAGAAAAAGCGCAAAAGGCTTCTTGTACTTGATAGGCTTCTTGAGCTTGTGTCCATTGTGCTTGGCCGCTACATAAGCTCCTGCAACGAGCCTAATGGCGGTACAAGTAAGCTGGCTGGAGAGCTTTCCCTTGACCGAGTGATAAATAGCTTTATGCAAGGGAAGTGCTCCGAGGGGCTTCCCTTTATTCCAAGCTTTAGGGGAAATCCGGTTGCAAACCTCTATAAAGGCCCGGAGGGTTGCCTTGAGGTCTTTGTCGGGTTCTATGACTATTTGAGCTGTCCGTCGAACTTTCATGGCAGTTATATTATACCACTAACAGAAGAAATGTCAAACGAATAGTGGAAAGGAGGTCAAAGCCGAAATTCCTCTGCCGACTAAAGTCGGCAGTCCCTTTGCGGCTGTATTCTTTTGTCGGATTCCCGAAAAGGTCGTGCTGTACTGCCAGAAGGGGGATTGCCACCACATCGAGGTCGTGAACTACGGGCTGGCGACGGCGGAGGCTACCAGCGGGGACTATCTTCCGGCAGACAGGGCGAAGCTGATCTCTTAGCTCCACCCACACCTGCCAGGCTTCCTCCCAGGGGAACTCACTCTTTGCGGAAACCATGACCCACCTCGCGTTCTAGATTATAAGACAATCCGCTAAGTTTGTCAAGCTGGGGAAACTCCAACTGGGCACGAAGGAGACGATCCTTCCTCATCCATTCCCGTGCCGCTATCACATACTCTTCACAAATGTCACATCCGAACCACCTCCTGCCAAGGCGATCTGCGGCCACCAGGGTCGAACCAGAACCGCAAACGAAATCAGCCACCAGGTCGCCAGGATTTGAAAGATAGGCTATCCAAACCTCTAGCGGCTTCAGCGCCTTCTGTGTAGGATGGATTCTACGAGAAGGATGGACAACCGGCGCTTTCACAACGTTAGGCTGCTGACCTAACTGGAAGTTAAAGGTCGCGCCTGCTTTACTGCCTTTGGTAAACCAGACTGCACTCTCAAGCGCTACCATAAAGTCAACCTTCCGCATTCGTGGCGTGGGATTACTCTTCAACCAGAATAAGTGCTGACGCATCTGGAAACCAAAACGCCGCGCCAAGGCTATCAGATATGCGCTGCGATTCAGATCAAAGAAAATCACTAAGTGCCCTGAGTCCTTAAGTACCCTGGCCTGTTCTTTGAGAAAGGCCTTTATAAAACGCCAGTAGTCTCGCTCACTGTCGAAATGATCCCATGCGCCGAAATCCAAGCTGATGTCAGAACCAGGAAACCTTAACGAGTCTTTCCTCCGATGGATTACCACCTCTTGTGAAACAGCCCAGGGCGGATCGGTAACTATCAGGTCTATGCATCCATCTGGGAGCTCAGCCATAACTTCTAAACAATCACCCACCACTATAGTGTTAGGCCGATATCTACCTAACCGAGACATTGGACACTATCTCCGAAAAGGCTACCTCCAAATAACGCTGGAGGATAGCTGCTATCTGCTCCAGCGACTCCGCTATCCTTTCTTCTACTGAGCGTTCGTTATCGGTCATGCCCTCAGCCTGCACAATCTCAACTCGCCTCCAACGGTGGGGATCGGTCAAGCTTTCGATCAACCTTTCCAACTGCTTAGTATGTCGTTCGCCCACGCTTGGGCCGTAGTAGTAGAACTCCGGCGGATTATACTGTGGCGAGGGACGGAAGCCTTTAGGAAAAATCTTGACCGTGGCCTTTAACTCACCCTCTTCAGCTTCCGGGCACAGCCAGTCCGGTTCAAAGGATAGGTCATCTGTCGCGTAACCTCTCGATTGCAATAAGGTCTTGAGATACTGTACGGCCTCCTGAAACAGCTCTTGCTCAAATCTTCTCAAATCCCGCCGCCAAGCTTCCTCGCGGCGAATGTTCTCTTCCAACAGCCTTGTCAAGCTTTCCATCTTAACCTCCCTACGTTGGAAATGTGGGCGGATAGCCAGCACGCTGGCTATCCGCCCATGTTGTCTTAAATCTCCAGCTCTTCCTCCTCCGGCGGGGGCATCAGCACCTCCTCTTCCTCCACCGGCACCAGGGCCAGGCGGTAGCGCCGGTCGCCTTTCACGATCTCGTCGGGCAAGGCCACCACCACCTTTCCTTGACCCACCAGGTCGAGGACAGGCTCCTCCGCCAGAGAAACGCCGTTGCTCTCCACTACCAGGCATATCATCGTTCACACCTCCCTGTCCGTGATCTCTTCCGTTATGGCCCTGCATAGCTCCAGCCAGTTCGCAAAGGTAAGGTAAATGTGGTCTACCGTGTTGTCGTCCAGGTTTACGAGGCGCAGGTCTATGCCCTCCCCATCCGCATGTATCAGGGCCACCTTACCCAACAGCGTTACCGTCTTCATCCCACCACCTCCTTTTCAAGCCTCCTCCAATTGTCGGGCCTTCATCTCCTCCACCAGCTCGGCAAAGCTCATATCCTTGCCAACTGATAGGCGCTCGCCCCACAACCAGACGAGGTCTCTTATCTCCTTCGGCCAGTGATCCGCGTACTTCACCAAGAGGGCCGCCAGGTAGTGGCGATTTGTCTGCGATAGGTACAGGCCCTTGAACTGACCAAAGGTCAACACCCCGTCCTGAACCTCCCCGTCTATCAGGTCCATCCGTACCGTGGGCTGGACGCCCCAGTCCACCAGTGCCCTCACTTTCAAGTTACCACCCCTTTCGACAGATAGGCGATACCCACCAGTAGGCTCGCCCTTGACAGCTAACGTCCAGGCCCACAACCCGCCAGGTGGCGTCGGGCGGGATACAGTTCACCACGAACACCTGGAAACAGCGCGGGAGGTAGTACAGACGGGCCGTAGAGGACGACTGGCCGTCCAGGTTGACGAAGTGGCACGTGATGACTGTCCGACGCGCTGAAAAGAGGAAAACGGTGTAACGTGCCACCTCGCCCCATCCGCACCCCACACGATAGGGCAGGGGCGGAACCAATAGCAGACACAGGACGACTAAGCACACCAACCGCTTCATAGCTCACCCTCCGGCACTTCAACATCCCTCTCGGACAGTGCCACCAGAAGCTCGTCCACCAGCACCTGCAACTGCTCTTCCGTTAGCAAGGACGTCAGCTTCTGGCCTGGTTCCGGCTCGATGCCCCAATTCACCTTGGCCTGCTGTAGGAGAAACTGCTTCATCTCCTCCAGCAGCCCGGCTTCACGGGCCGCTGTCAAGAGTTTCTTCAGTTGCCGCTTGGCTCGCTCTTTGCCCGCCTGCTCGCCCTCCTGCTCCTCCAGCTCCTTAAGCACCATCCGGGCTACCTCTGGCGGTGCCGGCGTCACACCTGCGTTCCAGTCTACCCAGGGGCTGCCATCCTGCCCTGCTATGACCTTCACGTTCACCAGGTGATCCCTCGCCTTTTCCTTCAGCACCGCCTCCAGCCCGTCGAGCACGCTCTCCGGCGTAACCGGCGTCTCAAAGAGGGGCCTGCTGAGGTCGGTGGCGAAATCCAGGCCACAGGCCGCCAACCAGGTGATGAAGTTGGGGGCAAACCCTCCGCCGGGTGCTTTGAAGCGGGGCACTATCATCCCGTCCTTCTCGATGAAGGTAACCCCTCTAAAGGGTGTGCTGCCAACCACCTCTTCCCCGGCGTACTCACCCGACACGATCTCAAAGCTCCAATAGCACTTCAAGGTCGTGCGGGTGACCTCCTCACCATCTTCATTCGTGAAGTGGCTCTCCCTCTCTCTCAGCACCGGCCTGCCCTCGCCATCCCTCACGAACCCGCTGAAACGGGCCAGATAGGTTCCGGGCGGAACCGGCTTCTGAATCTGTCCTTGCACCCTTGCCATCTTCCCACCTCCTTATTAAATGTCTACCTCCTCTGCCATCTCCTTAGCCTTCTGACGCTGGGCATGGTATAATGCTTCCGCCCAACGCCTGTTGGCCTCCGAGATAGCCTGGCCTAGCTGAAAGAGGGCCTCGGTCAGGTTGGCCAGGCTGTCGCCCGTGTCCTCCACCTCCACCACCACCGGCTGGCTGGTTGCAAACTCCACCTGTGTGAAGCCCACGAAGTCGGAGCTGTAGGGCACATGCCCACCACCAGCCGATGGGATGGGAAACTGAAGGTTGCACGTCACGGGCACCTTCGTTAACTCAAACTCATACCTGACTTTCTTGCGCTTCTTGCTCACTGCCCCACCTCCTTTAAGAAGCTCGCTCTGCCGGACTTGTATCCGACTATATAGCTCATCTTGAGCAACGCCAGCAGATAGGTGATCAACTCCAAATCGTTCGTGAAGTGGTTGATAAAACACAGCCCTTGACAGACGGTCTCGAAGTCTGCTGTGAACTCAAACTTCTCGTCCAGTAGGGGCGCTAAGTTTCTTAAACGCTGTAGCAAGTCCTTGAGCTTCTGCTTAGCACCCTCCGAGTTCTCGATCACCTCTGCCTGGGCCTTAAGCCAGGCTGCTGTGGCCTTTCTTAAGAACTCCTCGTCCATGCTATACCTCCACCTCCTTAATCTGCGGCCAGCTTTCCGCAATCTGCCTGGCTATCTCCGGAGGATAGAATAGCCGATAGCTTCTGGCCGCCCGGCGACGGTTGGGCGCAGGGATGACCCCCTGCTCCACCAGCTTTAGAAGGTGCAACGATGTGGTGCCCAGCCGTCTGGCAAGCTCCGATAATGAGACCTGCTTCTTTTCCTCCTCCGCCCAGGCCAAGATCGCCTTCGCCTCCTCCGGCGTTATCCGGTAGCGACCGCCACGCTTCTTCAGCTCAACCGGGAAGTCTGGCCTGGTCGCTGCACGATATAGCAAGCCTTGGACTGTTAGGCCCATCAGCTTGGCAATGGTGGAAAGCTTAACTGTTGGCTGCTTCTCCACCTGGGCCGCCAGGTCCAGCAGGTCTTTCGTCACCTGCCAGAGGTTCTGATAAATCTCTGCCAACCTTTTCTCCCTGTCCATCTCCGCACCTCCAACCCAATAGTAGGTGTCTCGGCGGGCAGGCGGCCTCCACCAACCTCAAACCCGCCCTGCTGTACTCAACCTTCACACCTTCACCTAACACTACTACCTCTGGCCGCCTGCCCGTCCGGGCCAACACCCTCTTTGCCATCTCCTCTAAGCTCTGTCCATCGTGAAGGAAAAGAACGCCCTCAATTCGCACTGTAGTACCGCTCCAACAATCGTCCACCGAACTCCTCGAACCGCACCCGCTCGTCTATGGTCTGCTGCAATCTGGCGAACCGGGTGACGCCGTTTATTAAGTGGAAAGCACTGATATTCTCACCCAACGCCTCCTCCTGTGTAAAGAATTTGACGCCCTCCGCCTGGCCCTTGGTCAAACCGAACTCCTGCTTAAGACGGTTGATCTCCGCCTCCAAGTCCGGTATCTCTACCTGACGCAGGGCCTCCAGCCTCTGCACGTCCACAAGGGCCTTCTCCAGCAACTCAATCGTTCGGCTGGCAAAGATGGCGGTCAAGATGTTCTGATCGAGACGGCCAATGTGACGCTGGCGGAAGCCCTCCTCTTCCACCAGAACGAGGTCGTTCAAACAAGCCTGCCGGTAAATGAACGGCGACATACCCACAGACCGGTTGCCCAGCTCGCCGTTGAAGTAGATCACGCCCACCTTGTATAGCTCATCGCCGATCCTGCACATAAGCTCAGGAAAGAGTAGCTTAAGGTAAAGGTCTTCGGCCTGTGGGCCTAAGGCGAAGCTGTGAATCTGGGCCACCTTCTCTATCTGCGTCTTGGGATCGAGGAGCGCCTCCAAGAACGGCCTGTGGTCGAAGGGCCGGAACTTGTCCGATAGAAAGGCCCTTATCAACTGGCACGCCTCGGTCTCCCTCATCCTCACGAACCATCTAAGGTGGCGATAATGCTGCAACCTGGTGTTAAGAATGGTGGTGAAAAGCCGCTGGTCTATCTGCCCACCGTGTTCGTGGCGGCGGGGGTAGGTGACCATCTTAAAGAAGGGCCGCTGCTCGATCCCAAGACGGCATAGAAGCTGCGACAGGGCCCAGTCTGTCGGATGGCCTACCTCCTCACCACCAAGCTGGATGAAGTCGGAGTCTAACACCTTCAGATCCTTGGACGTGAGGACGGCATCCCAACAGCCACGCGCGTGTTGCTCTATCCTTTCTCTCAGCTCGTCGAAATTCATAGCCCACCTCCTTCCTCACTTCGGGAGCAAAGGCACTGCTCACTCCTGCTCCCTTGCCAATTCCTCAACGGCGGCGTTCAACTGACGCCACTCCTCCAAACTGATGAACAGGCGGCGTCCTTTCACCTCTGCCCCATAGGGGTCAAGCTCGACAAGGCGAATGTCTACACCACCGCTATCGTCCACGATGACTAACGCCACCTGTCCACATAGCTCCACCACCTTCATATCAGCCCACCTCCTTCTTAAGAACTTCTAGCCTGAAAGGGCCTTCTATGCTGCCACCAGTCTCGATTACGTTAGCAACTGCTAGGTCGCGCTTGACAGATGCTACACAGGCCTCGCACAGCGCCAATCGGCGAATTAGCACGGGCCCTTTGAAGATACCGTAGCTTCTTACTTGGCCTTGGCACCTCTGGAAACCTTGCTTGCCAAGGGCTGTAACACTAGGACGATCGCACTTCATCTTGCTGCCCCACTGTCTGCTGCAATTGCATTATATCACATTTTTTCGAGATTGTCAAGACAGACTTTGGGCTTCTGACGAACTTTTAAGGTTCTAATAGGTACAGCCTTCTCTGCTGACGACAACTAGATAGTAGTCCTTCTCCCGCTTGCTGCCCAACTTCCTGGGCCGGAAAGAAAAGTTTGCGCCTTCACGCAGTGCTCGCCAGCACTCCATCCTTGTACCCCATACCGAGACGCCCAGCCCTCTGCCCAGGTTGTAGGCAATGCTCCATATCAACATCTGCGCGGTTGACTGCTCGCCACTGACGAAGTTAAGGGCTGCGGCGACATCGCCTCTATCCAGCTTGACCACCTCCATTATCTGGCGCTTAGGATCGTAACGGGCACCCAACGGCTCATCGCTGAAGCTGATAAGATAGGGCGGCAACGCTAGCTCGAACATCTTGCACCTCCTCACCAAATGCCCTCCTTAAGTCTGGTGCTAATCGCCTCCTGCACGGCCTCAAGGATAGGCTCAAATTCCTCCACCTTTCCGTCCAGGCATTCTAGAAGGTAGGTTATCCAACCGACCCACTCCTCCTGCGGATGAAAGGCTATGCTCTCCGCCGCGTCCTGGATCAAGCCCAAGGTATCCGGTATCTGCAAGAAGCGCTTTAGCACTCCCTCTGCCTCCTCCACACTGGACACCTGAGGGGCGATTATTCTATGGCCGCTGGTGGAGAAGCCTTCGAGCCAGGCCCTACCACCGCGCTGCCATAGGAGAAAGAAGGCATTGTCCGTCTCAAAGATGGCTACCAGCCCCGCCCTCTTCTCGATGTCCATTGGCTCCTTTCTTCTCACCTTCATGCTGCTACCTCCTCTATTCTTGGAGCTCAGCTTATCAAGCTGCGATTTCCTCCTTCCGTTCTTTAACCAAATCCTGCTATCACTGTAGCCAACGCCTGCAACGGAAACTACTCTAAATCTGGGTCGGGTCGCCCTGGCTGGTAGTCTGGATGCTCTTCTAACCATTCCTTGAGACAACCTTTACGCGCGTGGAAAGGGAAACGACCCTCTAAATCACCGGGCAAGTATACAGCATACTCTCCAGTTTCGCGGCCACCCCAAATAGGCTTACCGCAATAGGTACAGGTGCCCATGAACTTCATCTTTCACCTCCTGCAACTAACTCATCTCTTGAGAAGATAACGAACCCTCTTGCTCCCATCTTCTCAAGATGGCTTCACACTTTTCTCTAAAGGCCTTAGGCAACTGATTGTTGCTGGCGATGATGGCGATGGTAAGGGGCTTGCCCTTTGATAATCTCACTTGACGCCGTCCGCACTCAGAACGGAAGGCTAGGTCGCCAACCACCTTCACTGGGCAATCCACACTCACGGCAAATCGTTTGAAGTCCGACCATAGGGCCTTAAAATCACGGTACGATAAATCAAGCTCAAAGGTTAACGAACTGGCTCCTTGTATGCTTCGCATTGCTTCGCTACTTTATCACCAACCATAACTGGCCTTTTCCTTGGGCGCTGAAGATGGGCCAGACCTTGCCGCCCAGGTTAGCCAGCCTTTCTGCATCCTCCTGTGTCTCGCAGAAGGAAACCCGCTGCCCTTTCTCCTTCGCCGCCGCGATTATGGCGGCCATAACGTGGTAACAGATCGTCCCATTGCTGTTGCCGGGACAAGCTTCCGTACCATGACCGCCCAGGTCACGATGGCACTCAAACTGTGTTGTGCCTTTGCGGCGATAGACGATGTACCGGCGGCCTTTGCTCCCAGGCACCAACCAGGTGCGGGGGCCCAGCTTCTTGCAGAGGTCAAGCTCCACAATCATTCGGGCCTTCTCTACCCGCTTACCCAGGCGCTTCATCGTAACCCTCCTAACGCTATCCCTCGCGCTCAACTGTCCTCCTAACGGGCCGGGCCTTGAAGGTAACGTAGGTAGGCCACGGCGCCGACTGTCGCACCTTAGCGATGGCCTCCTCTTTAGTGGCGGCTGTGACGCTGAAGCGCTGACAAGGCCAGAAACCTGTTGTGACTATCACAGTGAAGCTGGAAACCTTGCCCATCTTAAACCTCCTCATTCTCCTTACTCTGCCCCACCACTTTGAACTCCTGAAAGATACAGTAGCCGCTACCAAACTCAACGATGAAACGACCATCCTCTGTCTCAGTGATTGTCACCTTCTTTACCTCAAACTCCCACTGTCCATCATCCCATCTGCCTACTATCCGCATCTTAAACCTCCTTTAGAAGAGCACAGGACGCCCACGGCGGACCGCCTCCGTCAACTCCCTCACCAGCGGGATGCTGTCCCTCCCAGGGTTGTGGCGGGGGATGGGGCGGAACATCTCCTCCACCGCCTTCTTAACTGCCTCCCACTCCTTCTTGGTGAAGATGAGCAACTGGGTCTTCTGAAACGGAAGGTCGTCCCAACCGAAGACCCACAGTCGGATCATCCCAGGGACGACCTCCACCCGACAACGCCAGCTACCGCTGGGCAAGCTCACCTTCACCATCCTCGATTGCCGGTCTTTAAAGGCTTGCTCCATCGCCTGGCTGACGGCCTCCCACTGCCGGGGGCTGAAGAGCACTTCCGCCTGCTGCCTCATGCCCCCAAACCCCCGATCCTCCAGCCTTACATAACCACGCCAGGAGGAAAGCCTATACTCATACTCCTCATCTGCTATCCTGACTTTCACTATCTTCTCCATCTCTGCCACCTCCTCTTTTTTTTTTCCGTAGAATGGCCGGGATGCTGTCTAGACAATAGGTTGCACCACAACTGCAGACGTAGGATAAACGGAAGCCGTATGGCCCATAGGGCATACTAACCAGGCTGATGGCCAGAACGCCACCACATTGTGGGCATCTGTGGTCAATCCGAATCCGCCACCAGTCCTTCGATAACCGCTGCTTCATCCTCCGCCTCCTAGTATCTCATCCGCCATCTTCTGCGCCGCCGGGCTGTCCAAGAATCTATCCAGGTCGTCGTAGTCTCCGTCCAAAAATAGACGGAAACATAAACGGTATAGGATGTTCTCCGCCCAGACCCTTAACGGCTCAACACGGCTGCAGACCTCACCACGATAGCTGCTGCCCACAGCTATCAGGCGATAGCGCCATGTGCCCTGTACCGCTATATAGCCCTTTCCGCCCTCCTCCGCCCGCTTGACTGCCAGCAGACAGTCGCGCCAGGCCTCTTCTATCGGTGTTAGCTCCACCATGCTGTTTCTCCACCATATAACGGCAGCGGCAGCGATCTTGGTTTGATCGCTGCCGCTGCCCTCTGTGTTATAGGGAGATCGTCGCCGTTTCCGTAGCGCTGCCGACCACTACCAGCCGCGCGGTGAAGAGGCCGCCTTCCTCGCCCCAGTACTCGAACCTGGGGTTCAAGAGGCTAACTTCAGGGCCAAGTCCAGGGCAGGGAAGGTTCCGGCGAAGGATGTCGCGTATCCTATCCTCCAACTGCCTCACGAACTGGCTCTCGTCCTCCACCTCACCGCGCTCAAAGATGATGCTGATGGGAGTGTTGGTGTGGAACGTCACGGTGAATTGGATTCGCGCTTTCTCCGAGACTTTCATCTTGCCCACCTCCTTTTAATTGAGCATCTGAGAAAGGTACTGATCCGGGACGAACCTCGGATCAATCATCTCGTAACGACCATCCGACTGCTGAACCACGCCCCAACGCTTCGCTGCCCTGGGAGCCCAGGCGTCGCCATTCTCCAGCCCGGAAACTATAACCTCCTCAATCTTCCGCTTGAGGTCTTTCTCCCAGGAACCACACCCGCTCTTGAGGCGCATCGTGTACTCTCTAACCAAGCGCCCATACCTTTCCTCACGATCGGCCTCTTCCTCCTTCTGAACCATAGTCTTCACCTTGCCCTCCCTCCTTCAATCGGGTGCTTTTTTGAGGTTCTTCTTCACCTTTATTATAACACATTTTCGCCAACTTGTCAAGACGTTTTGTGGAGATTTTAAGAGAAAAGTAACGAATTGGACAAAACTTTAAGGTTGTTAAAACGAACACAGGTGGGAAAGACGGAGAAGGGGCTGCAGAAACGAGGAAGCTAGGGAAAAAAAAGATAAGGGAAACGGGGAAAGCACGGGGCGCTAGCGGAGCCTGACGGAAAGTAAAACGGGCGTGGCTATCCGCCCGCCTTTCTGTGGAGATAACACCTCGATTTGGAACGAGGGCTGACTTACCCTCAACTCAAACTCTTCTGTGACACGTTCTTCAACCCGGCCACCAGTTTTTGCCAAAAAACGGAAACGATAACGGCCACTTCTCGGCGGGCTAAAGCTCAACTCAAACCGGTCACCAACCCGGCTCATTGCTCCTATCATCTGCCAAGGCGCGCCGTCCAGAGAAAAGAAGCTTAACACCACCGCCTCCGGCAATACCCTGGACGAACCTTCGCCAAATAACCTCAAATGCTTCTTATCGTGATAAAGGTACGGCCTAATCCGCTCAGGTGCTTCCTCTATCGCCTGCGAATACCTGGCCTGGGCGGCCACCAGGGCTGCCTCCGCCTCCAAGCCCTCCACCAAGATCGCCAAGTCCAGGCTGTGATGGCTGGCTATAAAATGTCGCACCAGGCCGTTTCCTTTATCCTCCGCTGCAAACCAATATACCGCGTCGTAACCGAAGGCCACGACACCATAGGACGCAAGAAAGGGCAACAACTCCTGTCCTAACAGGCACGAGCAAGGGGCAAAGAATTTGCCACAGAACCGAACGGCCTGCTCTTCATCACAACCTACCAATTCCACCTTCTGCCCGTGAAAGCTGTCCGATGACCCATGACCAACCCCACCAATCCAAACTGCCTGATCTAAACAGGCAAACAACTGCTGTCTGTTAGCTGCCTTGCCTCTCAGCTCCTCTATCTCCCAACCGCCATCCCGAAGCTGGGGCACCAGCCAGTTACGCAAGTGGTCGCTCCATATCCTCGTGGCTAGATCGTGATCCGGCTCAACTAACACGACCTTCATCTTTGGCCTCCAGGTAGTCTTTTATGACGTTAAGATGCTCACGTCCTAACGGCGTGCCACGACGCATTTGATATAACCACCACTCCGGCGGACCACCTACGCTACCACCTGCACCGAGACGAAAGATCAACAACCTACGGCGTAGAAAGGACAGCAGGCCGCCCTTCAAACCGTGCTGTTCGGCGAACCACTCCACCGCTTCCTTGTCCGAGGTTGCCATCTTTCACCTCCCTATATCTCACATACAGCTTGCCAATCCTCCGCCAATCCTCACCCGCCAATGCCCGAAACGTGGCCGGCCAGCAGTCAAGCGCTGTGCCCCAGCCACGTGGCATTCTGTCCAGTACTACTGCCACCACCTTCCGTCCTATCAGATGGCTATACTGCTGTCTAGCCCACCCTGGCACACCCACCACCTCTATCTCCAACCGCGTGCCGAAGGGGATAGACCAGTCCGCCACAGCCACACCATAGAAGCTGTCCGTCACCACACTTGGACAGACAGCCGGAACCTGGCCGTGCTCAAATGCACTCCGGAACCCTGGCAAACCAGTCTACACAGGTAAACCTCCAACCGGAAGTATCACCTGTAAACACCAAACCACGACGTTGGGGCGTCCAGGCTAAACCGCTAATCCAAGTGCTAAGACCAGCAGTATTAGGCGCGTCACGATAGCGAAGCTGATACTGTGCCCTCCAATTTGACCATAGCGTTCCTTGCGGACATAATCCAATCACGAAGGCGCCAGTGGCGTCTAAGGTGAATCGCTGAGTATCTGTTACCGACCCACCACCAACCCTATGCCGCGTCACGAACCATACTTTTCCGTGGCTCTGCCAACGAATTAGCACTTCCACAAAATTATCATCTGTGCCATCATCATAACGTAAACCCACGCTCCAAGCTGTCGAATTAGTAGTCATCGAAACCTTGGCAAGTAAACAATGAAAGAACATGGCATCTGAACGATATAGAAAAGCCCTGTCTCCACCTGAGAACTGATTTACCTTCAGAAAACTACGGAGAAGACTATAATTCGGCGTGATAAATGGACTACCGGCCCATGCCCAACCGGACCGCAACGCACTACCATCGAAATCGTCTATCTGTTCTATCGGTATGCCCATCGCGGCAAAGTAAAGCTTCTCCGCCAGTCCACAGGAAGTTTGTCCATAGGGATAAAAGTCCTGCTTCTCAACAGGGAACGGGCTTGGGCTATAAGCGGCGGGGACTGGGCCTAACACTAAACAGGCGGCGTCAGCCAGCACCTGCACCGCGGGGCCGGTATCTATGCCTATAGCCACATTATAGGCAGTTTCTGTCGGGTCTACTTCTAAGGTGGACGTCAACAAGTGCCACTCTCCGTCACCAGGATGATACTGTTTATCTTGAGCACCAGTAACATCCCCATAGAACGAAACATACACTTGCCCCGACACCGAACACTTAACCCAACAGGAAAAGGATAGATAGCGAATCCGTTTCACCAAACCCTCACCAATCTGCCAGGCCCGCTGCCAGAATGTAGCCCAATGTCCATCCGCATTGCTAAGCTGAACTGAGTAGCTACCTTCTAGACGGTCTGTACTTCGGGCAATACTCGCCCCGCTGCCGGAAAGGCTCCAACCATCTGGGACACAGCTAGAGCCTCTACTCCACGCCTCGAACCCACCATTATACAGAAGGTTAACCGACGAGGAGTACTGCCAGAAGTTATCCACGCGACCGACAAAGTATGGACGCAAAGCTCGAACATAGTCTTCTTTCGCCATCTCTCCTACTCCAAACTCTCTCTAGCTACTAGAATATCTAGCAAGGGGCTAGCAAAGTCCGGGGAAACCCTTAGCTCCCCTGTATCATCGTTATATTCCGTCTCCACCAGAAAGAACGTCCGAAGGCTATCTGCCAGCTCCGAATCCAACATTGCCTCGCTGGGAACTAAATCCTTTATCCTTAATACATCCCCGGCGCGGATAAGATAGAGCGGCTTCCGAACCCCGTTCCTATCCCAGGCGTAACCACGAAACCGGGCTGTGGCACTCTGGCTGGGCTGCTTATATATCTCCAAAGCCACATCCCTAGCCTTCTCCGCCACGTCCTCCGTCACACCCGCCAGGCTCAGGATATAATCCCTCCTGCCGTACTGCGCTATGCTGTCGTCGTCCTGAACCCAATCCGTCATCTCCCTAGCACCCACCTCCGACGAATAGATCGCTGCCACCCTGTTCCATAGGTTGCTCGACGAACGACAGAAGCGGATACCGCCACTTGCTAAATCCGCCAGGCTCATGCACCAATCCACCTGCTCTTTTCTCGGAAACAGGTAGGGCTTCCTATCCTCCCAAATGGCGAAATACCAGGCTCGCGGCGGGTCTTCTGTATCCCCGTAACTAACCACCGTCTGCACTATCTGCCCCGGCCTAAAATTGTCCTCAAACGTCTGCGGATGTATATCCAGGCCGGGGTCTTGCAGCCCGCTATAATCGGTCGCAATGTCTGGACAGGCGTTGCTCAGCACGTCAATTATTATATCCCTGGCCGTCCAGGTGGTATGCCAGTACCGGGCGTTATACACCTGGTCAAACAGGCTGGCCCAAAACCCAACTGCCCTCACCTTCATCCCAACGTCCAGAGGATACACGTCCTCAATTCTGCCCTCCCATACCAGCCCAAACTGGCTGTCCCATAACACTAGGCGGTGTAGGTGATACCGCTCCGCCCAGAGAAACGCGGTCGGCTCGCCCAATAATGGCCTGAACTCCAGGGCATTGAAACCACCGTGCAGGCTGGTGGAAAACTTCAACCCTCGAAACTTGCCCGTCAGGTCGGCTATCACTTCATCTTGCTTTTCACGAGAATAGAGATATAGCTGTAACATCTCTAACCTACGAAAAGCCACTGAGGGATATAACCAATGTAAACACGCATCTGACTGTCTAAAGCGTTGACTGGCACACCCCCTGAATAGTACTCATCTACGCTGAAAAAGAAACGATGGTCTAGGCCGGGCCACAACTCACCAAGAAAGCCGAGATCACTATCCGGAAGATCGTAAAAGAGATTAGTCGTGGAGATAACATTCGTCACGGGCGGAGGTTCCAAATTATTGACTTCCAGGAAAAAGGGATAGGGCCAACCTAGCTTCAGTAACTTACTCTGATCTAACGGCAGGAAAAGAAGATAGTCCAAATCGTAACTACCGCTAGCAGCATCCGACTGTCCGTAAAGATTAAACACTAACTGCCAACTGATGTGAGTTCGCCAGGGCGGCACGGTGATTACTCCCAAATCAACCATTCTAAAGAGAGCTCCCGTTGCTATAGTCGGAATCTCAACCTGCTCAGTCCGATAGTACTCCTTCTGAGAAGTCCCTAAGCCTAACTGAAGCTTAACCACACGATCGGTATCGTTATTCCTCGCCCGTACGAACACACGATAACTGCCAGGCGGCGGCCAACCCGCAGTTTCGATACTATGTAACCTGAATAGATTTTCCGTAGACGAAGGACTTACTCTAACGGCTTCACCTTGGCTGAATTCCGTACCAGATACAACCGAGGCGTCAAAACCAGCGCTCCAATCTTCACATTGACGAATGGCAAAGAAACTGGCAGCGGAACGTGAAACCATGAGGCCAATACGACAACGAAGATATGCCGACGAACTGGCGGAGATGTTCTGAATATCTAAACGCAGAAGACCAGGCGCTGTACCCTCAATCTCATCTCCCGAAACATCCACATAATAAGGGTCTGTGCCATTATCGTGATTCTGTACTGTCGTCCAATCCACCAAACAAGACTCCTCACCCTGCCAGAAGGGATAGCACACCAAGTCCAAGGTCGCAGATAGAATACCATCCTTAACCAGGGCGGCCACATCCTCTGCTGCCGGCGTCAACCGCCCGCTGAATACCTCCTTGCTGACCACACGGTCGCCAAAACCACGATATATCTTCACCTTGGGGCCACGCCCACGAACTTGACGTAACCGGGCAAGTTCCAACATCCGCATGATACGATGGAGGTTATCCTTTACCGAGGCAATGTCGGGGCCGAGGACGGATAGGCGAATCCGCACACTAGAATTGCCATAAACCGCCCGTACCAGGTCGGAACCGTGACGATAGAAGTTGTCCGCGCCCCAACTCTCCCTCAAGGGCGGCGGCGGCGCACTAACCGCACCCGGCCCCAAGCTGAAGCTAACACCATCGGTCAGCTCCACCGCGTCTAGTACTTCTCCATCCTCTTCAAGCTTTAACGTCACTTCGTACTCAGCCATATCTCACCCTCAACTCCAACATCTCTCCAAGCTCGGCACGCAGCGACTGCACCACACTATCTTTAATAGCCTCTACATCCGCCTCCTCCCTCACCCAGTTCGGCCCTACGCCAAGCTGCACGTTGATATACTGGCTGACACGGCCCACACCCGCTGGCTGAACAATGGGCGCTACCACACGGCCCAGGCCCAAACCGGCAAGTTGAAGGTTTATATCCCCTATCCCAACGGCCACCCGCCTCTTCATTTCCGCCATCTCGATGTCCAGCTTCGATGCTGCCTGGGAGAAGGCGTCTACCAGGTTCCAGAGGAACGCATACTTGGGCGAGGTCTCACCTAAATCGTCCAACGCTGCGTTTACATCTGCCACACCCGCCTGCACCGTCTGCTCAAGGTGGTTAAGCTCTTCCTCCACCTTGGGGCAGGCATCCGTGATATTCTGACCGAAGTTATAGACGTGACGATAACCGTCCTGGGCCATCTGGTGTAACGACTGGCCGATGGAGTTCGTCGTGAAGTTTACCTTGTTAATTAACACGTTCAAATCATCCGCAATATCACTCGCCCCGTCCGCAACGTTCTCACCAAAATCCCTCACGTCGTCGTAGCCCATCCGGCTGATTCTATCCATCGGTGCCGATACTTCGCTCTCCAGGTAGAGCACCTTGTTAATAAAGTTCTTAACACCTTCTGCCACTACGTCCAAGCCTTGATTGATACCCTCCCCAAAACCGGAGGTTGCCATATAGCCCAGGTCTTCAAGCTCCTGCAAACTGCTCTTCAATTCCGTCGTGTCCCAATCCACGCCCATAAAGCTAACGCTTTGTAGATTCTGGAGACCTCCTACTATATCGGAGACTATAGCTTCCGAGGCACACTTAAACCTGTCCGCGTCTGCCGCACCCTTCTCCAATAGGTCTGCCGCCGCTCCTAAGAAGTCCCTTATCGCCTCCACATCATCTTTTAAATCAATCCACTTATCGCCCACGCCAGTATAATCCCGAACGCTCGACAATACCTCCAAACCTCTGGCAATCGTGTCCAACACGTCGTTAGCTGCTGACGCAAACTTGGACGCCTCTTTCACAAAGTCCTCGCCAACCGTCTTTCTGACCTCCTCCATCAAACCAAGCGCTGCCAATATGTCCTGCTTGAATCTGCCGAAGGCTGACTGGGGCACGCCCTTATAATCTCTCAAATCCGTCAGGGCGTCCACACCATCGCCAATCGTATCCAGCACGTCACCGGCGGCCTCGGCAAACTTTCGCGCGTGCTCCATACCCTCTACCGAGAACTGTTGGGCCGCCTCACTGAGATACTGAATCGCCGCCTCCAAATCCTCAAAGAAGGCCTTTAACGCCGACTCCGGTATGCCTCGATAGTCCTTCAATGCCTCAAAACCTTCCGCTCCATCGGCCAGGATGCCGACTGCCTCCTCCGCCGCCTCAAGGAAAACGTTGGCCTGGGATAAGGCGTTTGTGCTGAAGTCTTGGGCCGCCTCCGTAAATAATCCGACCAAATACGACACGTCGGAGACAAAGCACTCCATAGCCACAGTGCTGACATCTGGCAGCGTGGCGATACCGGATAGGGCCTCAAACGCTGACTCCAACACGTCCATCGCCTGTTCCGCCACATCGAGAAAGTCACCCGCTGCCGCTAACGCCTCTCGCTCAAAGTAACCCGAAAGATAGACGAAATGGTCAACCAGCGTCGCCACCAAGGTGGTAACCCGCAATACTGCCGATATGCTGGGCTCCACAAACCCCGGCATCTTCTCGAAAGCGTCAAAGGCGGCCTCCATAACATCTAGGCTATCCTCCGCCGCCTCCAAGAACGCCTCCGCTGCCTCAAGGCTGCCGTCCTCAAAGTCCTCGGCGGCGGCGGTGAACTCCCTCACCACCTGCTTAATCAACGATACCAGGCGGTCAACAGCGTCATCCGCCACCTCAAAGGTGCTCGGCATCTCACCGAAGGCTTCCGCCGCGTCACCTATGAGGTCAACCGCGTCTTCCGCTGCCTTCACGAAATCCTCACACTTCGCCAGGACGGAAAGGCGGAACTCGCCCGCTGACTCACTGAGCTTCCTCACCACCAGGCGGATGCTGTCGGCTAGCTCCTCAACCGCCCGCTCCGTAGGACGGCGGAAGCCCTCCGACATATCCTTAAACGCCTCCGCTGCGCTGGAGACCAAATCCATCGCCTTCTCCGCCGCCTCAGAGAAGTCCTGCACTGCGGCCAGACCCTCTATGTCGAACTCATCGCCCAAGGCGACAAACTTCTCTATCACGCTGTGAACACAGGATACGAAGGCGTCAACCGCTTCTTCACTAGGAGCCACGAAATCACATAGACCCACTAGGGCGTCAACGCCTCGGTCTATCCAACCGACCGCCTTAGCCATCAACTCACCTATTCTGGCCGACCATTTCTCCGCACCCAACCAGCCCAGACCGGCCTCCTCAAAGGCCCACGCGCTCTCTAGTAGCTTCATCACAATGTAACGGGCTGCCTCCACGAAGGCGTCCGCTAACTCCTGAATCTCCGTTAGGGCGGGCAGGCCCGCTACTGCCCTAATCCCGCTGGCTATATCGCTGAACGCCTGACCGATCTCAGAGAACAGCTCACCCAGCTCCTCCACTACCTCGGCTTCCCCTTCCGAGATACCCTCAGCTAAGTCCAGCATAATCTGCAGGCCAATGTCAAAGAAGACGCTGGGCGAGAACATCTGTAGGGCCTTCTTAACCCAGTCGGGCAGCTTGGCAAACTGCTGGGAGAACCAGGTCTGCAAATCCTGCCATAAACTCTCTATGCCGCCTTTTATGCCGTTGATTATGCCCTTACCAATCTCCATTGCCGCTTCACCTACGGCAACCGCTATCTCGCCCACCGCCTCCAACAGCGCGGTTAAGAAGTCCTCCATTGCCGGGCCTATCCTGGGGATGGCCTCCTCATACACCCATTGGGCGAAGGCAATACCCCACTTCACCAAGTTCTTGGCCAAGGTCGGCACGCCCTCAGAAAGAATCCACTCCACCACCTCAGCCAACAACTTACCCAGCTCCACGATAAGGTCAGGCGCTACATCCGCCACCCACCGAACGAACTCCGCCGCCCACTCCAACAGCGCTGCCGCTATATCAGGTGTGGCCTCCGCCAAGGTGGAAAGCACGGCCCCGATCAATTCGCCCAACTCGCTTACCAATGGCCCAATGTTAGGCCCAACCCACTCGATAAACTCTTTGCCCCATCGCTCAAGCTGCGCTACTATCTCCGGCACGGCCTCCGCCAGCTTGTCCAGAAGACTGGATATCAGATCGCCAACGGCGTCGAGCATAGGGCCTATCCTAGGCCCGACCCACTCCACAAATGCCTTACCCCACTCCAAAACCTCTTCAGCCAGGCGGGGCGCTTGTTCGGCGACGAAGGCTAACAACTCACCTGCCAACTCTCCCAACTCACTCAACATAGGGCCTATGTTAGGCCCGACCCACTCCACGAAAGCCTTGCCCCAGGCTGAAAGTTCTTCTAGGATAACCGGGGCGCCCTCCGCAATCCAACCCACTACCCTGTCCAAGACGACACCCAACGACTCCACTAGCTCGACGGCCACCCTAGCGGCAAAGCTCAGAAAACTGTCCAGCCAGGAGCCTAAGCTGTCTTCTATCTCGCCAGTGCCGGATACTAAAGCTTGTGCTACCGAGGCCACCAACTCGCCCAGCTTCGACAATAGCCGGGGCACGACCTCCTCTATCCAGTCCAAGAAGCTCTCTACCCACGAAGAGAAGTCAAACTCCCCAGCCGCGTCGGCCAGCCAAGCGCTGATCCGATCTAGAATATCGCCTAGTGCCGAGGCTATCCCACTGACCACCGGGCCCACCCAGGAAAGAAAGGCGTCAGGCCACTCCGATACCCCATCCGAAATTCCCGACACTATGTCACGCGCCGAGCTCACTATTGTTGAACCCAGGTGCGATAAATTGTCCACCACCAGCCTCAATAACTCGGACAACGTCTCACGCGCCACCCCAACCAATTCCGGCCACTGGCGCGACCAAACGGCCAGCGCCTCAGTCAAGCCACCTTCAGAAAACGCCTTGGCTACATCTTCCACAAAAGACACCAGGCGAGCTATCAACGGCTGGACTGTGCCAACCACATCGGATACCACCTGCGAGATCGTGCCGAAGTGTTTAGCTACCAGGGGGCCGATGACCGCCACCGCTGCCGAAAAGGCTAAAATGGTGGGATTGAGGCCACCCAACACAGACATCAGCTTACCCAACAGAACCAGGCCCGGCCCCAACGTTGCACTCAAGCCAGCGAAGGCTGCCGCCGTCTGAATTAGCTGGGGATGCCCTTTGGCGAATTTGGCGAAGGCCTGCGAAGCCCTCTCTGCCACCGTGCCCAGCTTTTCACCAAACTCCACCAAAGGCTTTAGTATCTCATAGACCGCTGGCATCAAGGCCCGACCTATGGTGTCCTTAAGGTTCTTGAGCTTGGCGGACAGACGACCGGCCAGAACCGCCGCGTCCTCCTGCACCTTACCGAAGGTCTTAATATAATCCTCCCCGCGCCTCATAACCTCCGCCAATAGCGCCGCCACCTTCTGTTCTTTCGTCAATTTGACCGTGCCTTCACCAACCGCAGACGCGAACTTACCATGCGCCGCGGTCGCCTTCGCCAGCTCTTTCTCCGTTTCCGCTATCTGGCGGTTAAGCTTATCTATCCTGAACTGCAGCGCTGCCCTAGTAGATTCCTTGGTCTTCTCACTAAGCTCGCCCATCCTAAGCTGGGCGATGTGAAGCTGGGTCTTTAAGTCTTGCAACTTGGTGGTCAACTGTGCTATCTTCGCCGAATTGTCCACCACCTGTCCACTGGTTGCTCCTAACGTCTTGGCATACCGCTCATAGGCGGCGGTCAAGTCTATAGTGAAACCTAGGTTGTCCAGGATCATCGGCGAGGCCCTACCGATACCTTTCACGATACTCTCGAACATGAAACTCAAGCTCTCACCAGTTGCACGGCTGGCTGCGGCGGCTATCTCCGCCAACCGGGGCAGGGTCTCACTCAAATCTCCCAATGACTCACGGCCAATCAACAACATGGCCAGCACTGCCTGCTGCATAAGCTCACTGTCACTCACCATACCGTGCGTCGCTTCCCTGAGCTTCTGCAAGATGGTATCTGCGTCCTGCCCCACACTGGCGGCCAGATCGTGAAAGGTTTGCCTCACCTGGTCAATCTTGGCCGAATCAACCGCCAGCTTAACCGCCGCCGCCCCTATGCCCAGGATGGGCGCGGTCACATTCTTGGTCAAGGTTGCACCAAGACTGCCAAGCCGCTCGGCGGCCTGCTGCATCCGGTTCAGCCCTTCCTCATATTCCTTTAACCCCTGGCGGAAGTCCGTCATATCCGCCAGGATTTTTACTCCGACCTTCGGAAAGGCCAA